TGCAGTCGAATTTGAGTTTTTAATTTAAAATTGCAAAGATATGAAACCAATAAATTTCAAAGAAGCAACCAAAGTGTTGCAAAGACCATCGACAATGACGGATGCCGAATGCGCATCACTTCATGTGTGGAGTGACGGAAAACAATGCGTTTCTTGTTGGAAACCTTCTGTTTGGGAAAGAGTGAGAATCCTTTTCGGTGGCAAAGTGTACCTTGGGGTCAAAGGTGGTGGAACGCAACCGCCGGTGTTTGTTACCGGGGAAAGCCCTTTCAACCGATTGTCGGTAACTGCAAGCATCATCGCGTATCTTGGCGTTGTGGTTCATTATATCGCAACCGCAATCAAGATGGTGTGGAACAACATCAACGATGAGAAGAAGCGAACGAACTTCATGTGCGGATTCATCATGTCAATCGTCCTTGGCATGTGGTTTCATCCGGCGGTGGGATTCTTTTCCGGAATGTTGACGGCAGCTTTTCAAGAGTGGTGGGAATCCAAGGGACACGGAAAGATTGAGTTCCTTGACTTCTTCTTTTCGGTCATTGGCGCGGCATTCGCGATTCCTTTTGCCCTTCTGTTGAACTTCTTATTCATGTAGGTGTATGGCAGCAATGATAATCGAAACAAAGATTGAAAACCTTGTGCCGGATGATTTGAACGCCAACAAGGGCACGGAATACGGACAACACCTTATAGAAAACTCGTTGCGCAAGTTCGGTGCAGGACGTTCCATCCTCATTGACCGAAACAACCGCATCATCGCCGGAAACAAGACAATCGAGAACGCCGCAAACATCGGGCTTGACAACGTGATTGTGGTCGAGACGGACGGAAATCAGATTGTCGCCGTGAAACGCAAGGACATCGACCTTGATTCGGAGAAGGGGCGTGAAATGGCATTGGCAGACAACGCCACATCGGACGCAAACCTTCAATGGGATGAGAACGCAATCGAGAACATCACCGCACGATGGAATGACATCAAGCCGGAAGACTGGGGCATCGACCTTGCGCAACCGGAAGAAGAGGAAGAGAAGGAAGACGTGAAGAAGGAGTTGTCAACCAAACTGGTTGTGCAATGCGCCAACGTTTCCCAATTGTCCCTTCTTTATTCGGAGTTGCAAGACCGCGGCTTCATCTGTGAGTTGAAAGAATAGTTATCAATGTAACAAAAAAAGGAACTAAAAAGGCATAACATGGCAAAATATAACAAGAAAACAATTGATGCAATCCTTGAACTGATCAAGTCGGACACGTACACCATCGCCGAAGTATGCCGCCAAGTGGAAATAACGCAAAAGACATACCATCAATGGATGAACGACCATCCGGAATTTGCCGAAGCGGTGAACGCCGCCAAGGAAGAGAGGATGCAAATGTTCGTCATCGAAGCGAAGAAATCCTTGTTGAAGAAGATTCGCGGCTATGAAGTGACCGAGACATCGGTGACAACCATTCCCGGAAAGGATGGAAAGCCGAAAATCAAGGAACAGAAGACCAACAAGAAGCATTTCCAACCGGACACGGCGGCAATCATCTTCACCCTAACCAACGGCGACCCGGAACATTGGAAGAACAAGCAAACGACCGAAATGACCGGCAAGGATGGAAAGGATTTGTTCGCCGACAAGTCGGATGATGAACTTGACAAGGACATCGAGGAATTAAAAAGAAAGTTGGAGTAATGGCAACATCGAGAACGAAGAGCAAGGAACGAGAAAACAAGGTTCTATTGCTGAAGGCAATGCGAGAAAGGCTTGTGCGCGAAAGTCGTTCCAACCTTTTTCGTTTCACCCTTGCAACGATGCCAACCTTCCGTCCTGCTGATTTCCACCGGCGATATTACGATATTCTTTCGCGGTTCGCACACAAGGAAATCAAGAAACTGATGGTGTTCATGCCGCCACAACATGGAAAGTCGGAAGGTTCAACCCGCCGACTTCCGGCGTTTATCGAAGGCATGAATCCGGACACGCGTCTTGCGGTGGTTTCTTATTCTGCAACGAAGGCGAAGAAGTTCAACCGCGAGATTCAACGAATCATTGATTCGGAAGAGTACAACGAGATATTTCCGGACACGCGTCTTGGCATGTCCCAATTCGGTGAGGATTCCGGCAAGGGCTACATCCGTACAACCGAAGAATTTGAGATTGTTGACCACCGCGGAAGCGTGAAGACCGTGGGCGTTGGTGGTGCGTTGACTGGTGAACCCGTTGATGTGCTTATCATGGATGACATCTACAAGGATGCAAAAACCGCGTGGTCGCCGGTGGTGCGCGAATCTGTTTCCGACTGGTATGACACCGTAGCCGAAACGCGATTGCACAACGAAAGCCAACAATTGATGGTCTTCACGCGTTGGCACGAAGATGATCTTGCCGGACAATTGCTTCGCACGCAAGGCGTATATGATGCAAAGGAGAATCCGGACGGATGGGTTGTTTGCGTTTATAAGGCTATCAAGGAAGGTGCGCCAACTGATTACGACCCACGACAAGAAGGTGAACCATTGTGGGAAGAACGACATTCCAAGCATAAGTTGGAACTTATCAGAAAGCGAAACCCGCAAGTGTTTGAATCGCTTTATCAGCAAGACCCGAAGCCATCCGAAGGCTTGATGTATTCGTTTGGCTTCCAAACATACACAATCCGCCCTGCAACGCTTCATTGCACTAGAAAGGCGTACATTGATACCGCCGACACCGGTGAAGATTATCTTTGCGCCATCGTCTATGATGAAACGGAAATCGGAAACTTCTTGTTGGATGTTCTTTACACCCAAAAGCCGATGGAGTTCACCGAAGTTGCAACCGCCCGGATGCTTACACGTCATTTGGTCGCCGAATGCAACGTTGAATCGAACAACGGTGGTCGAGGATTCCAACGCGCCGTGGAAAAGCAATGCCGCATGATGGGCAACGCCAAGACAAAGTTTCATTGGTTCACGCAGACGGACAACAAGGATGTCCGTATTTTCAGTAATTCGGCGGCGGTTCAGAACTTGACATACATGCCGGAAGGATGGGAAAGGTTGTTCCCGGAGTTCAACAAGGCAATAATGGGCTATCTGAAAGCCGGAAAGAACGAACATGATGATGCGCCGGATGCGTTGACCGGAACAGTTGAGAAAAGGAATAAGCGCGGAAAGACGAATTTATCCTATCTTTTTGCGTAGTACAATAATTTGTAAACATTAAAATAAAACATAACATGAAAATTGAAGAAATTGCAGCAAGAAAGAACATATCAATGGAGAATGCCGGTGATGTGGTCGAGGAAATGAAGGGATGTCGTTATATTCCGCAACCGGACATCGAACATGCGGTGAAGGCACTTGATCCAAAGTTGCACGACATAAACAATCCGATTCTTCGCCCGGACAAAAAGGTGAAGATTGATGTTGACGATGAGGACAACGGCGAATCAGCGCAAAAGGTGATTGAAGTCGATGGAGAGACAACGAACACCCGAACCGAAAAGGTTGCGAGAAATGCGGTCGCCCTGCAAAAGCTAATTATCAAACGCGCCGTTTCCTTCTGTTTTGGAAATCCGGTCGATTGGCAGAGTACGCCGGCAAACGAAAATCAAGAACTGGTGATGAAGGCGTTCAACAAGATTTTGAAGGATGCCAAGGTCAACTCATTGAACCGCAAGATTGCGCGCGCTATCTTTTCATACAAGGAAGCCGCGGAATTGTGGTTTCCGGTGGAAGTTGCAGAACATACGAAATACGGATTCCCCTGCAAGTACAAATTGCGTTGCACCATCCTTTCACCAAAGAACGGCGATACGCTTTATCCTTACTTTGATGAATCCGGTGATATGATTGCGTTCTCGCGCTCATTCAGTCGCAAGGATTCAAAGGGCATCATCTTCAATTACTTCGAGACATACACCGATGAAGAACATTGGTTGTGGACAACAACCGCAAAGGGCATGGAAGTTGTGGAAGGTTATCCGAAGCCGGTTGTCATTGGCAAGATTCCGGTGATATTCGGTCATCAAGACGAGTTCGAGACAGAAGATGTTGACAGTCTCATTGACAGATTGGAAAAACTTCTTTCCAATTTTTCAGATACGAACGATTATCATGCTTCGCCAAAGATATTCGTCAAGGGTGAATTGAAGGGATTCAGCAAGAAGGGTGAAGCCGGTGCAATCATCGAAGGTGAAGGTGATGCAGATGCGAAATACCTTGCATGGCAGAATGCGCCGGAATCGGTGAAACTGGAAATCGAAACGTTGCTCAAACTGATTTACACCATTTCACAGACACCGGACATTTCATTTGATTCGGTCAAAGGATTGGGAGCAATTTCCGGAATCGCCTTGAAGTTGTTGTTCATGGATGCCCATTTGAAGGTGCAAGACAAGAAGGAAATCTTCGATGACTACCTTCCACGCCGCGCAAACGTCATCAAGGCATACATCGGAAAGTTCAACACCAAACTGGAAGCTGATGCAGACAACTTGGAGATTGACCCGGAAATCACGCCTTACATGCTTGTTGATGAGTTGAATGAATTGAACTACTGGTTGACCGCCAACGGCAACAAACCGGTGATTTCACAAGAGGAATCCATCGAGAAAGTCCATCTTTCCAAAAACCCGAAGGTCACAATGAAGAAGATAAACGAGGAATCCGCAAGGGACAATTCTTTCGTCATTGGTGAACCGCAACTTGACGAAGAGTAATGGCAAGAAGAAAAACAACTGGTATCAGCGCATCGACACAATATCATTGCCGTGATTGCGCCAAATCGTATGATTGGCATTCGCTATCACTCAAAGGCGAGCCGATATTGTGCCGATGCCCACACAAGGCGGAAGGCGGAAAATGGTGCATTTTCCTTTCTGATCCGGCTTGTGATGAACATTTCTCATTAAGACAATAAACCATCATGGGCAAGAAGAGATTGAAGACAAACCGGTTTTCCATCAAGGATTTCGACATGGCACATTATCGCACGACCGATAGTTACACGAAGGCGGTTGACAAGTTGTTTGTCATTGCCACGAACGAAATCACGAATGCAGCTTCAAAGGCGGATTTCGACCCCGACAAGCCATTTTCTTTTGATGATTACCCGAAGGTGAAGGCACAGATGCAGAAGACCGTTGCAAGCCTTACAAGCAAGGTGCAATCGGTCATCGAAACCGGTTCAAGGAAACAATGGTTGTTTTCCTGCAAGAAGAATGATGCCTTCATCAAGTCAATCTTCGACACATCGAAGTTGAAGAAGTCGGATTTGAAACAGATGACCGACAAATGTCTTGATGCGCTTTACGCCTTCCAAGCGCGCAAGGTTGCCGGAATGAACCTTTCTCAACGCGTATGGAAGTACACCGACCAATTCCGCGAACAGATTGAACACGCGCTTGATGTCGGTTTGGGTGAAGGACGTTCGGCGCAAGAACTTTCAAGGGATGTGCGTCAAAATCTGAATGATCCGAACCGATTGTTCCGCCGCGTAAGGGACAAAAGGGGAAATCTTGTGTTGTCGAAGGCAGCAAAGGCGTTCCATCCAGGGCGCGGCGTTTATCGTTCTTCATACAAGAACGCGATGCGCCTTACAAGGTCGGAAATCAACATGGCATACCGCGAAAGCGATTATCAACGTTGGCAAAACCTTGATTTCGTTGTTGGCTTCGAGATTATGCGTTCCAACCATGAACCACTTTGTAAGTGTTCAACATGTGAAAAGTTGGTTGGTCGATACCCGAAGACATTCAAGTTCGTTGGTTGGCATCCACAATGTATGTGTTTTGCAATCCCTATCATTGAAGATTACTTTTCAGAAGGTCGCAAGAATGACCGCGTGAACCGATTGAAGGCAGCTTTGAAGGGAACGGAAGCAAAGAAGTACATTTCCCCGGAAACAATCGACAAGATGCCGGAAGGCTTCAATAACTGGGTGGATGCCCACGTTGAAGCGCAAAAGAACTGGTCTTCAACGCCTTATTTCATCAAGGACAACTTCTTGCACGGCTCATTGAAAGAAGGCTTGAAAATCAAGATGCCGATTGTTCCGGAAGCAAATGTTGATCCATTGGCGGGTATCATGCCACAAATCAACAATGCAAGGCAGCTTGCAAGCAAATGGGGATTGACGGTTCAATCGTCAATGCTTGAACAATGCGTTGCCGCGAAGGATGTTCCGAAAATCAAGTCGAGAATCGCAACAATCGAACAGAAGGCGTTGATGATGGAGCAAGCAGACAAGGAAATCCGCGCGAAATGCGATAAATGGGGATTGAATACGTATATTCTTGACCAAGCAATGAACGCGCATGATTCTAGCTTGATATTGAAGGCACAAGCGGAACTTGAAACGCGTTATCTCAATGCGGAACGAGATTACAACACATACATTTCTGATGCCCGGAAAGCAATCAAGGAAGCCAATTCGCACAAGATTGATGCGTCAGACGTTCAGTCAGATGTTGACATCGTGGCATCCGACATCCGTTCATGGTTGATGGGAAAAGCAAACATCAAGCAAAGATTGAATGGATTGATGGGAAAAATATCAAAGATGTTGAACGGCGGCATTCCAACACCACCGGATGATGTCGAAGAAGATTTGAATGTCGGCAATGTTGCAATCGTTATGCCAAAAACGCCATCGGTGACATACACGCAAGACGATAAAAGTAAAACGTTTGTCGAACGTGCAAAGAATTTCTTCGATGCGTTGGATGCGCTATATGGAAGCAACGAGAATTGCCAACCGGGATATAAAGGATGGTGGCAGAACATCAAGGCGAATTATTCCTTGTATAAGGGTGTTCCGTTGCAACTTGATAAACATATCATCCAAAGCGTGAACAAATACATTGGTGGTGGTATAGGCGAACATCTTGACGCAATCGCCCACCTTGGCGAACTGGCAAAGGCAGCAGACCTTGACAAGATTCCGATGAAGTGGCGAACCATATTCAACGGCTACATCAAGAAGATTGAGGGTGCGGACATTTCAAAGGATGGTTATATTTCCATGTACCGGGAAATAGAAGGCGCATACAATATATATCGCCTTTCTACAAACAAGGCTGCAATTGCCTTCGGATTGGGTAAGATTTCGCCTAAGATGCCTTGCGGCGTGTTTGACATTGCAAAGAAACTCGGATATGACGTTGCGAAGAATATGCCGAAAAAGGCGTTCTTCGATAGCCTTGAAGAGTTCGTTCCGTTGTCTATCAAAGGCACAAGTAACGAAGGAGCGTATTTCTCCCCGGCGTTCAAGTTTGTGCGTATTCCGATAAATAATACAGATACAAAGAATCGTTTCTTGGCTTCACCATATCACCGGAAATCTTTGTTCTATCATGAATTTGGGCATGCAAGGGATATTCTTTCACCAAAAGGAAAATGGAACGAAAGCAAGGAATGGAAAGATTTGTTTGGCAAGTTTAAAAAGGAAATCCGAAAAGATAATGGTGCGGCAATTGAAGCAGCGATAAAAAAGAAGGCTAATGATTTAAAACTTGTTGCACCTTGGCAAGATGACAATTCGGAAATGTTGGGCAATCTATCTGATTCCATTCAAGCACTTGTGAGTGGACACCGCTATGTGTGGGTGTATGGTCATCGAACGTCTTATTGGAAGGGAAACAATGGTTTGATTGAACTTATTGCGCACGCATCGGAATGTTATTGGGGTGGCAATGACTTATTCCAGGAAATTTGCCCCGACTTGTATCTTGAATTGTGCAAGTTGATGAAGAAGATGAAATGAAAAAAGGATGGTGTCCGATGAATAGACACCATCCTTTCATTATTCAACCCACATTTCAAAGCAGGATTGTCTTGATCCGGCGCATGATTCGCCATCATCATAAGCGCATTTGAAAGTTTTGCCTTCCTTCAATGCTTTTCGTACCAAGCGATAAACGTCTTTCAATTTCGGGGGATTGTCATATCTGTCTCGATATTCCGTAACCCATCGAAAACTTGAAATTGTGTCTAGATTGTCACAATTCATTACATAATCGGCAATCTGTTTGTCTGTCATTTTATCAAAATCCATATCTTTTGTTATTTGCAAAGTTACTTCATTTACGAAATACGCCCACCGCCCATTTCTTTAATCCAGTAGTCGCCGGATAATCGGTGTTCGATGAACTTTTCCATGTTATTATGAGGAAATGAACGTGTTTTTTCGTTCACTTCAATCCAGTAATAATCAACATCATTGCATTCTTGGTACTTTCCGATTGGTTTTCTTTCGTTGCAAGAACCCTTTCCGGATGATGCACTTTTTGTTTCTATATGGCTTTTCCGGCGTGATTGCAACATCGTAGAGACGGGCAAGCGATACGCCCATTTCGGAAGGCGTAAAGCGGTCATAAATCGCCGCCAATGACCCGAAATAATAGTTTTCATCATCTCCAAATGAAACGTGATATATTGTCTTTCCATTCATACGTCATTATTTAACATATTATTGAATTGGTTGTTGCTTAGTAATTCGGCAAACTTCTTATCTAACATATCAAAAGAAGGCTTGAACGCCTTCGCGTTAAGATATGCGATTAATTCTTCGCCAGTTACTTTTGAACAATCCGGAACGTCAACGATTGAACGCATTCCGCATTCCGAACCATCATGCGCGTTCTTTCCTACAAGTTCAACGGTTGCCTTTTGGTTGTCGCTATAAAAGACCCTAACCTTGAAGCCGAACCACTCAATTGTTGCATGGTTTGTTTCTGTTTCCACGAATCCCATGAGTTTCAATTGCTTGAAGAACAGATAAACGTTTATCATTCCCAACAATTGCTTTGCGCAATCATTATCCCATGAATATGAATCATAAGAATCTTGCGAAAGGAATGACATCACATCATTCAATGACTTGAAGATGTATGCGCCGTTTGCTAGATTGATACACATTGCATGAACTTCTTCATCCGTTGCGTCAACCCAATCATCACATCCGGAACATGATCCGTAGTAATCATTATAAGCAACGAATTGACCATCCGGAAGTTTCACGCACGTTGCAACCATGCCTTGATAAGAACCTTCATTCCAATGCGCGATTACTTCCGCACCCTTGAACAATCCCTTCATTTGTTCATCGTGTCCGCCAACTTCACGTTCCATCTTGTAAATGGAATCCCAATCAATCAGTTTTTGAAGGGTGTTCGATATATGATATAACTTTTCCATGTTTACTTTTCTTTATTATTCAAACCATTCTTCCGGCGACTTGAACGCCGCCTTCTTTATCTCATTGAAATATGGATAACTCAAACGGCGCAAGTTGGCAAGATGCACTTGCGGTCTCCAATCAAGCATCCCTTGCCCTTCATTGTTGAACGCATAAAAACCGCCTTGTTTCGGCTCGTAATGAGCAAAGGCGACAACAACACCATCCTTGATGTAAACGCATTCTTGCGCGTTCGTTTCTTTTTCACCTAGTGGATAACAAACGCATTCGCAAGACTTCAAATATTCGTTCGCCTTATCCATTCGGGCGATTGCTTCAAGTCTCTTCTTGTTTGCCTTTCTGTAATTGTCCGAAACTTCATGCAAGATGTCCTTGACGCAAAAAGGCGTGTCACCGGAAGCAACGAAGAAGGACAACGTTCCGTCAACAAACATTTTCAATCCAAGTTCGATGTTTCGTTTGTCGGTAATCGTATTATAGAACTTCTTTACGAAGTCAACTGGTAGGCGATATTTAGCCGCCAACATGTTTAAATCCTTTTCCATATAACTTTATATTTAATTGTTGTCAATACCAACGACAAAGAAGCAATTCTTGTCGGAAAGAAGGTTGTTCACCGCGTCCAACGTTGCGCCGGTGGTCAAGATGTCATCGAAGACAATGATGTTTTGTTCCTTGATGTCGGCGTGCAGGGTGAAAACTGGGTTGATGCGTTGGCGGTTCTTGGCGGTGATGGCTTCTTGATAAAATGGGATTCCCAACTTTCCGGAAAGTTCGATGCAGACAGATTCGGCGAAGTTGTGTTCCTTGTGCCGGCGTTTCGGTGTTGTCACGATTGCCCATCCTTCTTTGTTCTTCAAGCCAACAACGCGATGGATCACATTCATTGCAGCTTGCGCGAACTTTGCCACATTGTCGAAATCCGACTTGATGAGCGAAAGCGGATAGCCTTCTTCACTCTTCTTGAAACATGATATGAAGGAGAAGTCGCGCTTTGGATGCCATGCGATGTTGTCAACCATGTCGCAAACGCTTTCTTGGGCGTTTTCCCCGGAGTTCCATCCGGCGCGCTTCTTTTCCTTGGTCTCTTCATCCTCGAAGGGTTGAACGTCAATCGCCCATGATTCAAGTTCCGCCGCATCCCATTCGGCAAGCAATGCTTTGTAATCCCAATCGCCGAAGTCGCCGTTGTCCTTCACGATGTAGTTGCGAAGTTTTGCAACCGGCGTGTCCTTCGGGATAACAATGCAGGGACATTCGGTGTAATTAAGTCGCTTTAGGGCTTGCAAGCGCATGTTTCCACCAATGGTGATATATTTATCATCCGCGAAGGGATAAACCAACAAGCCGCGTAATTGCAGCATTTCCGGGTCTTGTTTGATGGATTCAACCAACTTGTCAAGTTTCACCGGATTCGTTATGCGCGGATTTCCGGGCAAGCCTTCCACTTGCCCGGTGTTGTTCTCAATTTGAGAAATAGGAATATTCTTTGTTGTCATATACTAACGATTAAAGTTGTGCGACCAATCTTGTTGGCGTAATCAATTGAATACTTTGTGCCGCGGGATTCTCCATCCCAAAAGGCAACCACCATGTCGGCGGCTTCAACGATGGCACGATTCCGGATGAACGTTGCACCCCTTCCATATTTGGTGTAATCGGGGCGAAGTTCAATGAGTTTGAGATTTCTTTCCTTGGCATAACTAGCCGCAAGGGTATCAATTCCCCTTGCGCCGCCGGAAACGATGGCATCACCTTCCATGATGTTGATGCGCTTTTCAAGTTCTTGGGCAAGATTGATGTTGCCCGCGTTGCGTGAACCTACAATTGCGATGTTCATTGTTGCGATGTTTTATGCCGGGGATGATGTTCCCCGGCGGGTTTATTACTTCTGATATTTCTCCAATGTATCATACACATCATCGAGCGCGCTTTCAAATGCGTATGAATTAGAAACGACAACGCCGCGGAAAGCTAGCTTGTTGCATTTCTGCAATCCGAGAAGCCCTTTGATCAATGTGCTTGCATCGGCGATGGTGAACGAATCCAAATTGACCTTATCAATCGGGTTTCCGGATTCCTTGTTGTCGCAAAGTGACTTCAACTTTGCGATGAGTTCCTTTTGCTTGGGTGTAATCAATTTCATTGTTGCGATATATTAAACGTTTATAAATTGTTTGCGATATAAGTGATAACCTTATCAAAAAAGTTGGTATCAAAATCTGAATAAGGATATTCGATTTCGTAATCACATGGGATTGTTGTTGTTCCAACTTCACCCTTTGGGTTAAGGGTTAAACAGATGGCGGCGGAATCCGTTGCATCTTCTTCCTTCTTGGCGTTGTTGAACTCAACGATGAAGAATTTGTTTGCTTCCGCATCACATCCGTAATCTTCGCGTTCTTTCTTAGGAATGAATCTTGAACGTGTGCGAATGTTGTATGATTCAACCTTGAAACCCCATGTTTCGGTGAACTGGATTTCCTTGCCCACATATTCGGCATCAAGAACGTTCTTGATTGCTTTCTTTAAAATCTTATCTGTTGCCATAACTTTATGCTATTAATTAAACAATGTTGCGTGTATTACTTTAATACACCGCAAAGATACGGAATTTATTTAATATAACAAGCGTTTTTGGCGAAAAACTTTCGTTTTTTAATCTTATTTAGCACATGAAGACTTGAAAATGTTGAAAACTATTGCAAAAGTACGGATTCCAAAAATTGCGTATTACTATAATACATATTATCTTTGCCGGCGATTTAAGTTTGTATAACATTTAAAAATTTTGAAAACATGAATTTAGAAGCTATTATCGCGCTACTTTCGGCAAAGTTCAAAGGCGTGCGAAGTGATGGATTGAAGCAGTTGGCGCGCATGATTGCGTTACAATGTGCGACAGAAGATGACGCGAAGGCGATTGTCGATAAACTTGATGAAGCGCAAGTCAAGGGATTCGTGAAGGAGTTTCGCGCCGATGTTGACAAAGAAGTTTCTGATGGAAACAAGACGTTTGAGAACAACTTGAAGAAGAAGTTCGATTTGGTTGCGAAGAAAACCGAGCCTAATCCCGGAGGTGATGGTGATGACCCAACCAAAGGAACGACCGAAGCAATGATTGCCGCCGCCGTTGCAAAGGCTTTAGAGCCTATCACAAAGACAATGACGGATTTCAACGCCAAGAATCTGAAAGAATCAAGGCTTCAGCAGTTGAACGAGAAGTTGAAGGATTGCAAGAATGCAGCTTTCAAGGAGCGTGTATTGAAGGATTTTGCCCGGATGTCCTTTGATGACGATGCGGCGTTCGCTGATTACTTGACAGATACAGAAGCGGATGTTGCAAATGCAAATCAGAATGTCGCGAATAATGGTTTGTCAAGTCAAGGCACACCGATGTTCGCACAGAAGGGCGATGACGGAGTTTCTTCCGCCGTTCAGTCCTACATTAAAAGTATGAACCCGGAAGGCAATCAGTTTGCCGGAAAGGATTTGTAAAACATTTAAAACTTAAAGTATTATGCTTCACATCAAAAGAGCAAAGGACAACCGCGTTGTAAAATGTATTGTCCACCGAATTGCAGACATCCCCGGTGGTGTCACGGTGTCGGTTGCGAATTTAGGCGGCAATGATCTGTTTGAAGGAACGCCAATCGGCGTTGGTGCGAACGGATTGTTTGTCGTGTGCAAGACCGCACAGATTATCACCAAGGCGGAAGCAACTGTAACCCAATACGAGGTTGCAAAGGGTCATCACTTCAAGGTTGGCGACCGCTTCGCGACCGATGCTTGCAATGGTCAGAAAATCACAAACATCGACAAATCAAATCCTGCAAAGGATGTCATCACTCTTTCCGCGACCCTTGGTGCGGTAGTGAACCCAAACACTTGCGCCTTTGAATCATCCGGCGAGAATAAGACCTTGAAGGTTGTTCCGGGTGCAATCGTAGGTTCTAACATGTCCGTTGAGCAGGGCGAGAACCTTTTCGTTGATGCTTGGGTAATGGGTGTTGTTCGTAAGAGCAATGCGCCAATCGTGAACAAAGCTATTGAAGGCGCGTTGAAAAACGTTGCCTACATTTAAAACATCATTAAATTATATCGGATATGCAAAAAACATTGATGGTTGGTCTTAATGAGAAAGACATGGGCGCGGTTATCCACAACTATGACTTGAAGGCTTATTATTACCCAACCCTTTTTCCATTGAAGGAAACAAACCGCCTTGACTGGAAGTTGCTTGAAGCGCAGGCAGGATTGAAGATTGCCGCCGACATCGTTTCACGCGGTTCAACCATTCCACGCAAGACACGTGAAGCCATTTCGCGCATCCAAGGTGATATTCCGAAGATTTCAATTTCCCGCGAAAAGTTGGAAGACGAGTTGACGGACTATGACGTTATGATTGCGATGGCATCCAACAATCCGGATTTGACCGCGATTGTTGAGTTTTGGGCAGAAGACACCAAGTTCTGTTGGGATGGCGTTGCAGCGCGCGCCGAATGGATTGCGTTGCAGCAAATTTCCCTTGGTCGTGTGAAGTTCACCAACTCAAACAACGCAGCCGTTGTCACCGAATACGATGTTGACTATCAGATTCCGGCAGCACAGAAAATCGGCGTTACTACATCTTACACATCCGGCACGGATGGCAAGTTCTTCACCAAGGACGTTCCAACCGCGTTGAAACTGGGTAAGAAGTTGTATGGCGCGACTTACAAGTTCGCGTTTATGAACGTTGACACCTTCGCGAAGGTTGCAGAACAGACCGAGGTGTACAAGCGTTGTGCGACCCTCATTCAGAACATCACCGACACCAATGATGCGCCGGATTTGACCGCGGTCAACGCTTACTTGAAGAAGAAGAATGAGACATACAAGGGTCTCCAACTCATCCTCATCGACCAAGACATCACCCTTGAACTTGCGGATGGTTCACAGATAACAAAGAATCCTTTCGAGGATGACGTTATCTTGTTCTCTGAATCAAAGGTTCTTGGCAATACTTTTTGGAAGAAGCCTATTGATGCCAAAAAGAAGGCGGGCGATGTAGCCGAAAAGGTAATGCACGGTCACACCCTCATTAAGAAATTTAGCGAGGAAGAGCCGGTGAAGGAAGTTACAATCGGAACTGCAAACTTGTTCCCGGCTTGGAATCTTTCCGGTCGTTCGGTACTGATGCAGATCAATTCAACTTCTTGGTCTAAGAATTAACCGGAAGGGCATCCATTCGTTTGGATGCCCGACCTAAAACGAAAGCACAATGGCAATAAAGACGAACAAAGATTATTTGGTTACGGCAACGCGCGCGTTGAACCTTTCGGAAGATGACATCGACCTTATCATCCTTAAAAGTGGTATTGATGCCGATGCGGATGCAAGCGTTCGGGATTGCGACATGGCAATTTACAAACGTTTTTCTGTTGTTCTTGGTGGTTCAATGCAGAATGTGACAGAAGGCGGATATTCCGTATCATGGAACATGGATGCCGTGAAGATGTTTTATAAATCCCTTTGTGAAGAACTGGGGGTTGAAAACGTTCTTGTTGGTCGTTCTAAGGTGCGCAACCGTTCAAATTACTGGTAACATGGCAAATGTTGAGCAATACCCACATTATCTTTTTGTGGTCGAAGGTGCGGCGAATGCCGTGCAGGATGAATCCGGAAACTGGGTTGAAGGTGAAGTCAAAATCAAGTTTCATTCAAGATGTCGTGAAGAAGTTGATGGACGAGGAACGGAAATCGCCGTTTCCGGTGGTACGTTCCACAAGGTCACATCATTGATTCAGATTCCCAAAGGAAAACCGACAATCGCGCTTGGAACGCCGGTCATCGTATCGAATGATGACGAATGCAATGATGTCCGCATCAAAGGCGTGTGTTTGAGATATGATCCTTCGCAATTTCATTCAAGATTATGGGTATAACATCATCGTTCAATCGTGACATTGTTCAACACCGGTTCGATGCTTTTCTTCAAGAAGTTGAGAAACTGCAAATCGAAATGATGCAAGAACTTGGTGAAAAATGCGTCACAGAAATGCGCCTTAACAAGGGTTACACCATGCAGACCGGCGCATTGTTATCATCAAGCGGTTATTCGGTATTCAAGGATGGTGTTGCGATTCATACGGCGTTTGAAGCAGCTAGCGGCGCGGATAGCACCGCGGCGGCACAAGGCATCAAGAAGGGACAATCACTTGCCGGGAAGGTCGGCAAGGAAACGGAAGGGATTTCCCTTGTTGTCGTTGCCGGCGAGAAATACGCCGTATATGTTGAATCGAAAGGTTACAACGTCATTTCTTCCGCCGAACACTTGGCGCAAAGGGAATTGCCAAGAATGCTTTCGGAACTAGTTTCAGACATTAAAGCGGCAACTGAATGAAGCAAACTTTCGATTTAGACGAAATCATGTTCAAGTTGTTGAACGTCAAAACCATCACCGATGAAATAAGTGGTGGCATCTACCTTGGGGATGGTCGCCCGGAAGATTCCTCAAAGGAAGATGTCGTTGTCAACTCAATCGACTTGACGCAAGACTACCTTCCGCAAGTCGCAACAACGAATGTGAACATCTATGTCCCCGACAAGCCATTTCAAATTGATGGCAAATGTCAGTTTGTGGCGTGTCGTGACAAATTGAAAGCCATTGCCGGAAAGGTGGTGGCAGTATTAAGAAACGCGGTTGTTCCGGGCTTGAAATTCGTTATCGAAGCGCAAAACGTCCTTCGGGAAGAATCAATCAAGCAACATTATGTGAACATCCGTATATCGTGGAACATACAAATTGATTAAATTTTAAATTATGGCACAGACATCTGTAATTACAATCGGTTTGGCAAGAATCGCAGTTGGTACGGCAGCACCAAACGGCACGATGCCTACCGAACTCACAAAGATTGGCAAGGTTTACAAAGATACTTGCAAAATCGCGCAGGATGCCGCCGAAGTGACAGAACACTTTGAGGAAGGCAAGTCAGCACCGGAAGTCCGCAAGAAGACGAAGAAAGTTCCAAAGGTAACTTTCTCGCTTATGGATTGCGACCCGGATGCACTTGTCAAGTATATTGGCGGCGAGAAGGTCAACACAACCGGATGGGGATTCAACGGCGATGAGATTACATCAAATATCGCAATCAAGATTGAATCGGAGCAGGGTCTTGACTTCTGTATCCCGAACGCTGATGTTGAAGCAGTCATCAACGCCGACATGTCCGCCAAGGGCATTTTCCTTGTTGACTTCACGGTTACACCTTGTGCGGTTACATCGGGAAAGGCAATTTCGGCAGTTCCTAAGAAATAATCGCGGCGGGGAAAACCTTTACAAACGAACCAAAGCCCCGAATCATATTCTTATGGTTTGGGGCTTTTAATTTATCATCACATGGAAGATTTGGAAAAAAAGAAACTGGAGCAAGAACGCGCCGAACTTGACCGATTAATCGGGAAGGGTGTCACCTTCGAGGTTGATGATGTCCGTTTCAAGGTTGAGAAGCGTTTCTTCGGCTTATGGAAAAAGCGCATTCCGGAGACTTACAAGCGCAAGTTCACCATCAAAGAACCGACACTTGGAACACTTGACAGAATGTCGCGTGAATGGGTGGAAATGGCAATTGATGAAGAGAAATTGAAGTCAACGGAAGGTATGAGAGCCGCACGCGCCTTGGCAACCGCGCATTCATTACGTTGCGCAAGGGTCATTGCATTGGCGGTTCTTGGTTCTGATTACGAAATAGCGATTCCAGGAAGCAACGGATCAATCCGGTATGTCGAAGATGCAAAGAGACTGGGGGATTTGACGCGCTTGTTCTCGCGAAGAATCAAGCCTTCAACCCTTCACCACCTTGTTTCTATCATTGACACAATGTGCAATCTTGGGGATTTTTGCAACTCTATTCGATTAATGTCAACCGACCGAACAACAACGCCGATTCGGATAGAGGAAGAAGCCGCGGTTTAAGCAGTCCACATGGTCGCCGTGGCGCGATATGCGCGCACATGGGGTGGACATACAGATACTTGACCGAAGGCATTTCGTGGGCGTTAGTCCAAAAAATGATGATGGATGCGCCATCCTATGATTCTGAATCGAGCGGTGAAACTGAAATCGTCAACTTGGAAAAGGAGAACGCGAATGATATTATGAATTATGTTAATAGTTTAATGTAACATCACATGGCAGAAATAAACGGTGGTGGATTGTCCTTCACTTCAACGTTGGACAATCTCCAACTTAACAAGGCGGTCGAAGAAACACTTCGGAGATTGCAGGGGCTTTCGGATGGAGCGGTCGCGGTTGGTGATTCAATTGATTCGTCAACCGCCGAAGTGATTGAACAAATCAACATCCAAAAGAAGGTCATTCAAGATTTGGAAACTTCTTATGCCGACCTTAACAACAAAATCAATTCAGTTGAGCCGGGAACGGCGCAAGATGTATTGATACAACAAGCAAACGCCGTCCGAAGCGAACTTGAAGGCGAACGAAAGGGTTTGACCGATTTGACATACCAACTTTCGGAACTTCAAGCAGCGAACGAAGGCGCGGCGAACTCGTTTGCCACAATCCGCGAGACCTTGGGGACAGTAGGCGCGGCATGTGAAGAAAATGAGAATGCCATTGCGCGCCTTGCAGAGGAATATGAAAAGTTGAAGAGCGAGTTGAATGACGCGGCGATGTCCGGTAATGATGCCGAATACAAAGCGTTGGTTAAACGCGCGGAAGCGGTGAAGGGTGAAATTCATGTCCGCAAGCAGCTTTTGACAGAATTGCGCGAACAATCGAACGCCCTTGAAGAATCGGCGGAAAGAATCGAACGAGAACGCCAAGCGGTCGAGGAAAACGCCAACGCCCATGTTTCCCTTCGCCAACGCATCAAGGCATTGAAGGCAGAAATGGCAGATTACCGAATGCAGTTCGGAGACCAAACAGAACAATATAAGAAAATGGCGGCGGAACTCGGAAATCTGCAAGATATTCAAGGCGACATCAACGCGCAAGGAAGCATCTTGTCGAATGATGAGAATCGTTTCGCCGGTGTTCTTTCCGGCTTGAATGGCTTGGTTGGTGGCTTCACGGCGGCGCAAGGTGCAATTGCCTTGTTTGCCGGGGAAAATGAAAACTTGCAGAAGATTATGTTGAAGGTTCAGTCCTTGATGTCAATCACGATGGGATTGCAGCAAGTTTCGGCAACCTTGAACAAAGATTCCGCGTTTATGCTTGTTACCTTGAACACGTTGAAAGAATGGTGGAACAAACTCACCGGACAATCAGTTGTCGAGGAAACCGCGGAAACAACCGCAACAACCGCAAATACCGCCGCCAACACCGCGAATGCAGCTTCACAGAGCGCAAGGGCAGCAGCGGCAACCGGTTCAACCGTTGCAACTGGGGCGAACACCGTTGCAACTGGGGCGAACGCCGTTGCAGCCGGAACGGGTACGGTTGCCAACTGGTCTTTGGCAGCATCATTCCGGGCGGTCGCTTCGGCTATCAAGTCAATACCGGTGTTCGGATGGATTGTTGCCGGAATCTCGGCATTGGTGGCGGCGGTCACGTTGTTCACTGATTCAGAGGATGAGAACACCGAAGCAATCAAGAAGAATAAGGATGCCCAAAAGGATTTGCAGGAAGAAATGTCCGCAACCGAACGCGTTCATGCTGAAACAATCAAGCAAGTTGCGGAAGAGCGCGGAAAAGTCATTCTACTGAATGACATCCTTCACGACAATTCCGTTGCCATTGGAGACCGCCGCAAGGCATTGAACGAATTGAAGAGAATCATACCTTCATACAACGCCCTTCTTGATACGGAAGGAAAGTTGACGCGAGACAATACCGCCGCGATTGATGACTACATCAACGCCCTTGACCGCCAAGCAATGGCAAAGGCGGCGCAAAAGGAACTTGAAGCCCTTTCAACCAAGGAAGTTCAAGCAAAGTTGAAGCAGATGAAGGCGCAACGGACAATGGATGCGAACGAATGGGGCAACACCCATGTCAACGCCAACGATGCCACCAACAAGACAAGGGGAAACGAAAACATTGCGGTTCGTGATGCAACGTCCTTCCGTGGTGAAGCATATCAAGAATCACAAGTTGAAGCATCAAAGGCGCGATTGGCTTATTCGGAAGCCAAGAAGGACATGGAAGCAGCGAAGAAGGATGCCAAGAAGGTTGCGGATGACAAACGCGACATCATGGCATTGATCAAGGATGAGAAACTCACCACCGATGTTGTGGCGGCAGCTTCCGAAGATGTGAAGGGTGGCGGCGGAAAGACAACACCGCTTAAAACCGAAAACGTGGAAACGGATTTGGAGAAACTGGAAAAACTTCTTGCGCAAGCAAAGAAGGGGTATGAAGAATATTACAAGTGGTGCAATTCCGGCGATAAAATCCTTCAAGAAGCCGCAAATAATGAGTTTTCCGGGCTTTTGTCGCAAGGTGCGAACTATCTTGAATATTTACAGAATCAACGCGCTGAAATCGAAAAAATCAGCGTTTCAGACAGAACCAAGGCACAGAACGACAAGTTGCGCAAGCTGAATGATGAAATCGCCGAAGAATCCAAGAACACCGTCCTTCAAGCCTTCAACAAGGAACTTTCGTCACAATTGAGCAATGCGCAATCCATCATCGACATGTTGAACATCATCGAGGAAAAGCGCAAGGAACTTGCCAACGATGGAACGCAACTTGACAACGAGAAGAAAAGCGTGTTGGATGATGCCGAAGATGACATCGTTGAGAAGCAGAAGGAAAGAACGTCCGAATTGCTTCAAGAATACGCCTCATATACGGACAAACGTCTTCAAATGGAAAAGCAGTATGTTAACGACATGTTGCTTCTTCAAAAGAAACTTGACAAGGCAACAACGCCGGAAGAGAAGAAAACCATTTCCGGGGCGATGGAGAACCGCCGCGCCAAGTACAAGCAGGATTCCAAGTCATCCGGCGATGAAGACTATGACAACATGATTGCCGCCTTCAAGTCATTCGAGCAAAAGCGAATCCAAATCAGCGATGACTATGATGAAAAGCGAAGAATCGCCCGACTTCATAACAACGAGGAACTGGTGAAGCAATTGAACATCGAGGAAGCCAAGGCGCAATTGCAAAATTCCTTCGATGAACTCAAAGCATCCCCGGAATATGTTTCCGCCTTCGAGGATTTGAAGAACGTTTCGACCGAAACCATCCAAAGCCTTCTTAAACGTTTCGATGAAGTGAAGGAATCAGCCGCGGAAAACCTTCAACCGGAAGATTTGAAGACCTTCACCGACACGATGATGAAGATGTCCGATGAATTGAACTCGCGAAATCCTTTTGAAGCCCTAAAAACCGGATATGAGGAATTGAAAACCGCATCAAACGAGTTGAAGGCGGCAGAAAAGGAGTTGAAGCAGATTCGGGAAAACGGTGGCGCGGGAACGACCGCGGAAACCGCTGCAATCGCGAAGGTCAACAAGGCAAAGGACAACTACATCAAGAAGAACAACAAGGTTCGTCAGTCGGAAAAGGAAGTCACTTCACAAGTCAACAAGTTGTGCAAGGAACTATCCAATGTCGGAACAACCATCGGTGGTGAAGCCGGCGAGATCATTTCCTTGATTGGTGACATCGGTTCGTTCGTGATGACAACGATTGATTCCTTCAAGTCTGTGACAACGGCAACCGCAAATGCCATGTCAACAATGGAAAAGGCAAGCGTTATTCTTTCAATCGTTTCGGCAGCTTATCAACTTGCGACTAAGATTTCAAACTTGTTTGGTGATGGTGGTGAAGCCGATTACAAACGCGCGGAAGAAGTCTATAAACAATATATTTCGGTTCTTGATGATGTCATCAACAAACAGAAAGAATTGATGGCTTCAATTTCCGGAGAGAATGCAAAGAAATCGTATAAATACGCATTGAGCCTTATCAAGGAACAATCGGATGCGGCGCGTGAACTGGGAAAGCAGTATTTGAACGCCGGCGCGAAGAAAGGCGTGTTTGGTATCGGTTCAAAGTCTTCACATGGTGTAGACCAAAGAAAGAACATTTCCGGGGAAGGATGGAATCAGTTGCGAAGTCTTTATGAACAAAACATCATTTCCATCAACGAATACACCGCAATCGCCAATGGCAGAATGACCGGATTGTTCGACCTTGCTTCCGACCAACTTGAATATTTGAAGGAACATGCCGCGGTATTTTGGGCGAATCTTTCAGAAGAGACGCAAACGTACCTTCAACAAATCATTGATTGTCAAGAGCAAACGGAAGACATGGCGGACAAACTGAATGAATCGTTGACCGGTGTCAGCTTCACGACATTGAATGATGACTTCATGGATATGTTGTCAGATTGGGACGTATCGACCAAATCGGTTGCGCAAAAGATGTCCGAATACATGCGCAAGGCATTGATTCAAGAAATGTTCAAGGCGCAATACAAGGAACAATTGCAAAACTGGTATAAAATGTGGGCGAAAGCCCTTGATCCGGAAGGTGAAGGTGGTTCAAAAATCACGAAGACAGAGCAAGACGCGCTTGATACCTTGCGCAATTCCATCGTTGAAGGCGCGGTCAATGCCGCCAACAAGATAAATAGGCAATTCGAGAACCCGAATGCGAAATCAGAGGATGACACGTCATTGACTGGTTCAATAAAGGGCGTATCGGAAGAAACCGCATCGAAGGTCAGCGGACAGATGAACGCGATTCGCATCAATCAGATGGAAGCAACGGAAATCTTGCGTCAACACCTTGTGGTTCTGAATACGATTGCACAGAATACTTCTTTCAATTTCCATCTTGCCAAACTTGACAGAATCGTTTCTTTGCTAGAAAAGAGCCAAGAAAGCGGTTCTTTAAGGTCGCAAGGTCTTGGTTAAATTTTAAATTTAAATACACATCAAAATGGACAATAACAACATTAAATTGAACCTTCCTTTCGATGAATCGAATGGTTCAAAGGTCGCTTATGATTATTCAGCCAACCGCGCCGATGGTGCAGTTGATGGCGCGACATTCGTTCCGGGCAAGAATGGAAACGCAATTTCCTTCCATGATTCCGGAACTTGCGAGGTCGCGAAAAACGTTCTTGGAAACATCAATGGAGAATGGACGATTTCAACACTTGCGAAGGGATTGTCTATCGAGACCGGTTCGCCTAAACAGATGGTTTGGGTGTTGAACTTCGGCGGCGTTGATGATACCCTTGAAGTTCCAATTGACGTTTCCCCGGATTTGTGGATTTCGCTTGCGGTCACTAAGAAGGGCAATTCTTACAAGTTCTATGCCAACGGATCACTTGTGAAGAACGTTGTGCGTTCTTCCGGCAGATTGCGCGGTATTTCGTTGAATCAAGATGCCTACGGCGGCGAAGATGGTCTCGGATGTCTTGATGACTTCAAGATTTACGATGTCGAGTTGTCGCAAGATGAGTTGATGACCGAACAGAACGAAGGTTCAACAATCGAATACACCATTGACGGCGTGAACATCAAGAATGCGTTCGGTGTGTGTGTGTCAAATTCGGAAGGCGTGATTTCAAAGCCGAAGTTGAAGACACCGACTTCGATGTCTTGGGACAATTATCACGGCGAGGTGGTTGACTTATATCACAAGTTCTACGAGCCGCGAGAAATCACATTGTCTTGCTTCTTGAAGGCATCATCAAAGAATGACTTCATCACGCGCCTTGTTGAGTTCGAGCAGCTTTTCGACAAGCCGGGAACGCAACGCCTTATGATTTCAGTTCACCCGATTAAACCGCTTGTTTATGAGATATACAACAAGAACGAAATCGCGGTCAAGAAGACATGGAATGAACGCTTGATGGTCGGAACGTTCGACTTGAAGTTGACAGAACCCGAACCGGTGAAGAGAGTGTTGAAGCACATTCGCGTTTCGGATGCGACAAAGGATTGCACAATCACCTTGACATCCAACAAGAATGTCAACATTTACTGGGGTGATGGAGAATCAGACCTTGACGTAAGCGGAACAAAGAAGACTGTTTCGCACACATACAAGGATAATGGAGATTATTTCATCATTATCGCCGGTTGTGTCGATGAGATAACAGATTTCGCAACTAATGCAATCATCGTATGGAACAAATTATAATCAAACGCGGCAATACTTTGATTCCGTTAGCATCAAAGAAAACCGCAACATCAATCAAGAGTGCAACGCAAAATGTTGCACTCTTGGGCGATGATACATTGAACATCGTTGTTGTTTCGCCGTTCAAGTTGGATTTCTTGATTGGCGACACGACATTCGTGTATGGCAACATATACAAGTTGAACCGCCTTCCGAAGGTCAAGAAAAACGGAATGTACGAATTTGAGTACGAACTGGAGTTTGAGGGCGCGCAATATGACATGATGCGCGTCACCTACGATTTGACCATCGACACGACATCCAATCAGCTTGCAGATGTTTCCGGGGATTCTTTGACCGGAAATCTTCGCCGTTTCGCAACGGTCATGGTCTCGAATCTGAATCGTGTGTTCAAAAACATGTGGGAACTTGGAGAATGCCCGGACACCGCCGAAGACAAGACGTTGACGTTCAGCGAATCGGAAAATTGTCTTTCGGTCATTCAGAACCTTTGCAAAGAGTTCGAGACGGAATTTGAAGTTTTATATTCCGGATATTCCAGGAAATACACAATAAACTTCAAGAAGATTGGCAAGACGTTCCCTTACAAGTTCGAGTTCGGCAAGAATAATGGCTTGTATCAGTTGACGCGTGAAAACGTTTCAACTTCAAACATCGTCACCCGACTGAAGGTTTATGGCAGTACGGAGAATATCACAAACAAATATCGCGCGCAACGTCTTTGCCTTCCGAATCGTTCAAAGCGTGATTCTTACATAGAGGATGCGGCGGCAGTCCGCAAATATGGAATATGGGAAGCACGAAAGTACTTCGATTACATCAAGCCAAGCCGAACCGGAAAGGTGGAAAAGATTGTTTCCGATTCAGTCTTGAAGTTTGTTGATTCAACCATGTTCGACTTGAACGAGAAAGATGAATCCGGAAATACGAAATACCTTCTTGCGGAAACTTCCGCAAAGGTTCGTTTCAATACCGGAAATCTTGCCGGATATGAATTTGAGGTTCATTCGTATGATCATGCGACACATACCTTCACGTTGAAGAAGCAGACAGACGAACGCGGAAACGTTTTCCCTTCCGAAAGTACACCGGCTTTCCGGTTCGGCGAGAAAGACGAATACAAGTTGATTGACATTGCCTTGCCGCAATCATATATTGATGAAGCGGAAAGCGAACTTGCGAAGCAGGGGCAAACCTATTACAACCAAAATTCACAACCAAAGGTTCAGTATGGTTTGAGTGTTACGGATTCCTTCTTGGCTTCCATGTTGAGCAATGAGACGAACGGAAACGTGATATGGGTCGGAGATTACATCCCGGTAAAGGATTTGGATGTCGATGTTGACAAGTCGGTTCGCGTCAAGTCATTCAAACGTGACTTGATGAAAGATTATTCATACACATTGACAATTTCGGACATGTCGATAACATCTAGCATCACGAACCGCGTGATTTCCGAATTGATTGAGCATGACAAGGCGATTACCATCAATCAGTTATTAGACCCGGCGAGAGCAAGGGCGAATTGGCGTTCATCACGCGAGGTGTTGAATATGGTGTTTGATCCGGACGGCGATTATTACACGGATAAAATCAAGCCGGCATCAATTGACACGATGGCGTTGTCTGTTGGCGCGAAGGCAATGCAATTCGGATTACAGAACACCGTGTTTCAACCGAACTACCTTGGCAACGCAAATCGCATCGTGTACAATGGTGGTGTGTTAACACATTACACCATTAAAGAGGATGCCGCCGTTTCGTGGATTTTATCTGATGGTGATATAGAATTGACTAATGAGAAACAAGCGTATTATATTTACGCGAAATGCAGTAAGAAGGATAATTCCGGAAGCATTATATTCAGCCATGTCCAAAAAAAAACAGATGGTGATGCTAATTATTATCACTTCTTCATTGGTGTTCTCAATTCTGTTGATTCTGAATTGAAGGCGCGTTCACTCGCGTTGACCTATGGTTTCACGATGATCAATGGTCGTTTCATCAAGACCGGACGTATTGAATCAGCAGATGGCACAACATATTTTGACCTTAACAATTCGGAAATTGGCGGAAAGATATGCTTCACAAAGAATGGGCAAAAGAAGACATTGGAAGAGATTGCGAACGAAAGCCTTGAAAGCAAGGATTTCATCAACAACACACTTCCGGGATTGCTTGACAACATACAACAACAATTGGATGGTCAAATAGAACAATTCTTCTACGAAATAGACCCTTCGCCGTTATCAACATCGCCAAGTGCTGATGCAGCATTGCCAAATAGTGAATGGGCAACAAGTGGCGACAAAGAAAAACACCTTGGCGATTTGTACTATAATACAATATCCGGCAAGGTATGGCGATATGTCAAGATACAATGGCGACCACATCCCGGATATGTGCCGGGGACGTTTTATTGTTGGAAAGAACTGCAAGATTCGGAGTTGGCACAAGCCATTGCTATTGCGAATGAAGCGTTGGAACTTGGAAAAACCAAGAACCGTGTGTTTACATCACAACCAATTCCGCCATATTCAATTGGCGACCTTTGGGTTCAAGGCGAAACGGGCGACATCATGCGTTGCAAGGCATCAAGGGAAACTGGTAATTACACCGCATCCGACTGGGAAAAGGCATCAAAGTACACCGACAATACGGCGTTGAATAACTTTATCAATGGAGCATATACAAATGCAATTGATACACTGACAACACAAATTGACGGCAAGATTGAAACGTGGTTTCAAACCACCGACCCGGCTTCAAGTTGGACATCAACAGACAATGCAAAGCACGTTGGCGATATGTGGTACAATCCGGAGACAAAGGATTTGTATTACTGGGAATTTAAAAGTTACATAAGCAATGGTCATCTAGTTCAAAAGTATGTTTGGACAAAGGTTGAAGATAGTAAAGCGGTCGAAGCCTACGAAGCCGCAAGCAAGGCGCAAGACACGGCAGACGGAAAGAGAACCGTTTTTGTTGCAGAGCCAAAGCCACCTTATCAAATCGGAGACTTGTGGGTTGACGGAAAGGAATTGCGCCGTTGTGTTACCGCAAGGTCTTCCGGAACTTATGTTGCGACAGATTGGGCAATTGCAGTATATTACGACAATACCAAGACAACCATTGATGGCGGAATCGTCACATCCGGAACAATACAAGTCGCGGGCGATGCGAAATACATCCTTGCGGGTATTACCGGAAAAGGATCAAGTGGAGATTCAATCCGTTTTTGGGCGGGAACAACCTTCGAGAATCGTTCCATTGCACCTTTCAGAGTGCAGCAGAACGGCAAGGTTTACATGAAGGATGCAGTTGTTGAAGGTGAAATCAATTCTATCATCGGAAACATCGGTAAATGGATTCTTTCGGATGGAATCATCAAGTCGAAGGCAAACATTGACGAAAAGGCGAAGGTCAAGATTCCGGCGATTCAGCTTGATTCTATCAATGGAAAAATCCTCATTGGTGAAAACATCGTCCTTGACAAACTGGGATTGTCGCTTATATCGAACGATTATGAGAAGTTGCGTGTGTCGAATTGTCAGATTGGCGAATATAGCAAATATCTTGTTGCTCAGAAACATACGGGCAAAGAATGGTTGTATTTCAACGTTCCAGGTGGTTATATCTTTGCGGCAAAAACATGGATTCCAAAGTTCGCAAAACCGGAAGCGGCGAAGATTCATTTCGGATATTTCGGAGCGGGCACGGTGTTGACAATTAACGAAATAGAAGTACGGAAAACCGTCCCAAACTCTAATGTGCAAGGCACATCGGTTGGAATGCGCTTCAATACCGCGCCTTCTGTAATTTGCACATTACGTTGCAATGGTGTTTCAGTCGCGCAAACAAGCGCGTATTACGGCGGTTCAAAGATGAACGGACAAACTTTCAGCATGCAAATGAAATGGGCAAAGACGTTCATCATTGACAAGGAAAATGAAGGTGATTATGAATTGGAAATTGCCATGCAGCCACTTGACGTTTATGCTTCTACAACTTCCGTAATTGACAAAACGCAAGGTGAAATTACAGTTGACTTCGATTTCACGCGTGGTTCTTACGAAAGAACTGTCATTGCAAATGATGGATTGATGTCATGTTGGAAGGATGGTGTGATGATGATGACGAATGCAGGATTTATTGTCAACTTCGGAAGTTATCATCTTAAAATTACGAAAGAAGGAATCAAAAAATCGACTGATTCCGGCGTACATTGGAATGATGTGTAATATATATAATAAGGTGTTGTCATGTCCGGGAAGCAATGGCGACACCTTAAACCGGGAAAAACGGCGTTGTTAAGCCCGAAAAACGGCAAAAACCGGGAAAGTTTTGCAAGGGTTTTCAACATTGTGTATTATTATAATACATTTTTTGTATTTTTGCAGTCAGTTTTTAAAACATTGAAAATATGGATAAAACAAGAGCGGGTGAAAACGTTTCCGCCCAAATCGCAAGAATGGGCAAGGTGGAAGGTTTGTCCGAAGGCAACTTCGCATTGCCGGATGGTTACAACTTCCAAATCAAAAATGACGGAATCCAACCGGTAACATTGCAAGTGCGTCTTGCAAGGATGGAGCAGGGGGAATTTATCGAGACCACCTTCAACGTTGGTTGGAATCCGGAAATCGTGAGAGAAATCAAGGCAACATCGTTGTCGGGTATTAATTTAAAATGGGGTTACTAATATGGGACTTTTAATCGGGGTCGGTGATTCACGACCACAAAGTGCATACGATTATTGGTATGGCATTGAATGGGATGTTACGGTATCAAATCCACATCCAAAAAGAATCGGCAAGAAGGAACTTCACAAGGAATTGCCATTGCAGAACATGATGCGTGGTTGTCTGTTGAAGGATGACGGTTCGGTTAACTATTATCTTCACGCGAATGATTCAACCAAGCGTGACAACGGCGCGAATGCGAACCTTTCCGGTGCAGATGGTCAAGTCATGGTTGAGTTGCCGGATGTTTACATCCGTTTTGAACGAGATGGAAACAAATGTCGCGCGTTGATGTCGCCGCAAGAACTTCCGGGATTCATCCTTTGGAAGAAAGACTATATTTCGATGTTTGAAGCATCGGTTCAGCGTTCGGCGAACAAACTTTGTTCTGTTGTTAATGCAACCGCCGATTATCGCGGCGGAAACAATACGACCGCCTATGATGGCAAATCAAACACGTTGATTGGTCGCCCGGCAACAAATATCAGCTTGAACGCCTTCCGAACCTATGCGAGAAACCGCGGCGCGAAGGCTTGGAACTACAACACTTATTCAGTACACCGCAAGTTGTGGTGGTTGTTCGCGATTGAGTATTGCACATTCAATTCGCAAGAAGCCTACAATGCAGCGTTGACAACTGAAGGTTATCATCAAGGCGGTCTTGGTGATGGTGTCACAACGCTTGATTGGGGAAAATGGAGTACATTCAACGGAAACAACCCATTCGTTCCTTGTGGCTTCACAAATAGTCTCGGAAACCATTCCGGATATATTGAATACACCATGCCGGCGGAATATGATGCGACAACAAAGAAGGTACAAGTAAACAGATACCGCGGTGTCGAGTTGCCTTTCGGTCATGTATGGAAGTGGACGGACGGATGCAAATGTATGATACAGTCAGACACGGACGGCGGTCTTTCAAAGTTCTATGTTGCCGATGATGTCAACGCCTTCAAGGAAAGTGGAGTTGATGGCTATGATTACCGCGGCAACCTTCCACGAAAGGAAGGCTATGTGAAGGAAATCTTGCTCGGAGAGAATGGCGAAATGATGCCGTTATCAGTCGGTGGCGGTTCTACAACGTATTTCTGCGATTACTACTATACAAACATCCCTACAAGCGGAACGGCAGAAAGGGGCGTTTTGTTCGGCGGTAGTGCGCATGCTGGTGCGAATGCGGGGTTCGTCTGTGCGTATACGATTAGTACGGCTTCGACTGCGACTGCGTATTTCGGTTCTCGGCTTTGCTACATCCCGCAAGGCTAAATCGAAGCGCGCCCAAATCGGGGGCACTCGAAAAATGGTAAGTTAAAAACATGAAGAAATTAGGTTGTCCGTTGTCGGGGCGTTTTGTTCGGCGGTAATGCGAATAATGGTGCGAATGCGGGGTTCGTCTATGCGAATACGAATAATACGGCTTCGAATGCGAATGCGAATATCGGTTCTCAGCTATGCTTGTAAAAAATATAGTTGCTAAACGGAGACCTTGCCACAAAAACTTCACATTGTGTGTTGAATGAGCCGGGAAAAGAAGCCCGGCGGCAAAAAATAAAATATGTCTAACGGTTTTGGTATGGCGTAAGCCCGAAGAATCCAAATAAACAAGCAAACAAACATGAAACGAATTGGAAATCTTTTCGAGAAGGTCATTTCCCTTGACAATTTAAGGCTTGCCGATGAAAAGGCACGCAAGGGGAAATTGGGCACGTATGGCGTGCAGCTTCACGACAAACACCGGGAAGAGAACATCTTGGCGTTGCATGAGAGTTTGAAGAATGGGACGTTCAGAACGTCCAAATATCATGTTTTTACAATTTTCGAGCCGAAGGAAAGGCAGATTTTCCAATTGCCATATTTCCCCGACCGAATCTTGCATCATGCGTTGATGAACATTCTTGAATCAATATGGGTTTCAACCTTCACAAAGGACACATATTCGTGTATCAAGGAAAGGGGAATCCATGCTTGCGCGAAGAGTTTGAAGGCAGCATTGAAGCGAGACAGAGAAGGGACGAAATATTGCTTGAAGATAGATGTCCGCAAGTTTTATCCTTCAATCAACCATGAGGTGTTGAAGGGTATTGTGCGAAGAAAAATAAAAGATAGTCGCCTTTTGGCGTTGCTTGATGAAATCATTGATTCAAATGTCAACACGGATGTTCCGATCCGAAACTATGTGACAGACCCGACAACCGGGGAACTGGTTGCGACTTCATTGAACGGCGTTCCAATCGGCAACTATCTTTCCTAATATTTTGCGAACTTGTTTCTTGCTTACTTCGACCATTGGTTGAAGGAGAAGAAGCGGGTCAAGTATTATTGGCGGTATGCCGATGATATTGTCATTCTTGCGCCAACGAAAGAAGAACTTCATGCCTTGTTGCATGACATCCGGGAATACTTCACGGCGTTGCAATTGAAGGTCAAACACAATTACCAAGTTTTCCCGGTCGATGCCCGCGGAATTGATTATTTGGGTTATGTGTTTTTCCATACGCATACGTTGTTGCGCAAGACTATAAAGAAAAAACTTTGCCGCCGGGTTGCGAAGTTAAACAAGCGCAAGCGGAAGCCGACCAAAACAAGGTACAAGCAACAAATTTGTTCTTGGTGGGGTTGGTGTAAGTATTGCGATTCAGTAAATTTGATTAATAAACTTTCAAAACAGTTTCCGTATGAAATTAAATTTAATCGTTCCTAACGCTCATTATGACAATGAGCACGGACAACCAAAGGTAATCGAGAAGGACAATGACGGTTCTTTCTTGTATCGTTATAACATCAAGCCGGAAATGAAGATTCCGGAAGGTGAGGAAGAGGAAAAGCAAGTTGGCTTTTCATGTTGTGAAATCCGCGTGTGGGAGCATCCAACCAAGGCTGTATTGAAGAAGGCGATTATCCGTTCAGTAATTGACGAGACCGCCGAATTTGACCTTGTGAACTCTTACAACAAGGATTTGATGGGCATCAAGAAGGACTCGAAGGCGATTGCAGATTACACCGAATATTTGCAGTTTACCGAAGACGTTGATGCCATGTTGGTAAATGATTTGTCGAACATCCAATTAATTATTAAGTAAGTTATGCCACGATTTTGTGATTCAAACATTGAAACGGATGCCATCATTGGTAAGGGAACCGACCTTGATGACTTATTCGACAAACGAATCGTTGTCGAGAAAATCAAGATTCAACCGACCAAGTTTCCGGGAAAGAACGCATCCGGAATGCGAATGCAGATGCAAGTGATCCCCGATGCCAAGTTCAACGATGAGCCGGATGAAGAAGGTGACTTCTTTGTCAAGGGCGAAAATGGATTGTGTATCGGAACGCGGCGTTCAGTCTTCACCGGTTCGGACAATCTGATGGAAGAGTTGCAGAAAGCACAACTTGACTTCAAGAACTGGCGAACATCACGAAACCTTGCGCCGAAAGACTACATCGTGTTCGACACGACAATCACAAAAGTTGGCAAAATGTTTCACTTCACATAAAAAGATAAGTTATGAATGAATCAATTTCAATGATTGGGCGTAATGTTATGATGATGTGCGGTGCGTTGATTGCGATTATCAAGCCGACAATCCCCTTCATCATCATTTGCACCATTGCGGTGTTCATGGATTGTTTCACCGCTTGGTTGTTATCTCGAAGAGTGAAAAAGATGTTTCCAGGAAAGAGCAACGGCAAGTTCAAGTCACATGATTTCGGCAGGGTCTTGTTGACCTTGATTAAAGTCTTTTCGCTCATTGTACTGGTTCACTTGATTGACACCTACATCTTGCCCGACATTTCCTTCCGTTTGGCGAACATCGTTGCCGGTGCGGTCTGTTTTTGGCAAGTTTGGTCGATGCTTGAAAACGAATCATCGTGCAACAATGCAAAGTGGGCGAAGATAGCGCAACGAATCATGGTTGACAAGACCGAAAGACATTTTGACATTGACTTGCATGAATTGAAGGATGATGATTCCGGCGGTGGTGCAGCTTGCGAAACAAGCAAATGCCCACCGAAGGACAATAAACCAAAAACAGAAGAAGCAGATGGCGAAGGTTAGTGTTTTGTTACCGTTCATCCTCAGATGGGAAGGCGGTTTCGCCAATGATCCGGCAGATTCCGGCGGTGCAACCAACAAGGGTGTGACCATTGCAACATGGAAACAATGCGGTTATGACAAGGACGGAGACGGAGACATTGACGTGAAGGATTTGAAGTTGTTGACAGACAAAGATGTTCTTGACCGCGTGTTGAAGCCGCATTTTTGGGACAGATGGCACGCCGATGACATCCATTCTCAGAAGGTGGCGAACATCCTTGTCGATTGGGTTTGGTCTAGCGGAAAACATGGTATTGTCATTCCGCAACGCCTTCTTGGTGTAACCGCTGATGGCATTGTTGGCGCAAAAACCTTGAATGCCGTCAATTTTGCCGACCCCGACCAATTCTTTGAAGTTCTCTACAATGCCCGAATCAAGTTCTTGAAGAACGTCGTTGCACAGAGCATCAAGGCGTATGAAAAGAAAATCGGTCGCAAGTCAACAATCGCCGAACGCAAGAAGTACACCAAACAACGTTTTCTTGCCGGGTGGTTGAATAGATTAAAGTCAATAAGAAGTTTGTAGCCTATGAAACATTTCATTTTCATTTTGCTCGCGCTGATTCTTTCGGCGTGTGCATCATCTAAGAAGACAACAAGGCAGGAATCCGCCAAAACGGAGACTTCATCCGTTGTCGAAGAGACGAAGGCATCCGGAAACGCGATTGTGATTGATACAACGAAATCAAATGATTTTACATATACAATCACGCAAATCGAGTTTTTTCCGCCTTCCGGGAATGTGCCCGAAATCGGTGAGAAATGCAATTGCATTCCGAAAACGATGCAATTGCATTCTTTTGACGATGCAATTGCATCAAATGAAGAAAAGAAGCCACCTTCCAAACATGGTGCGATTAAGAGTTGGAAACAAGTTCAAATCGGTATAAAAAACGAACAAAAAGGAAAAACCGAAGTGAATGATTCAACGAAGACCGGCAAGAAGGCGGCAGTCAAGAACAAAAACGATACAGAAAACAAGGATGATGCAGTCAAGACAAGCGAGACAACCATCCCTTGGTATTGGTACGCCACCGGCTTTGTGCTGATTGGTATCGTTCTTTTCTTGATACGTTCTCCAACTTTGAAGGTTTTTCGCAAGATATTTTCGTTTTTCTGATGTTATTCGGAAAATTTGTTGTATCTTTGCACCCAGTTCAAACATTGTTGCGATACCCGGAGTTGCGCCGGGGTCAATGTTTATTACGATGCCCCGGCGTTTGTCGGGGCATTTTCGTTTTTACGAGTAACCACTCGGCGGTTTCCGGCATAACAAAAAAATCGACCGGAAAAGTGTTAAATTCCGGTCGATTTCTCTTCATTTTCGTGTACACGATTTGTAACTCATTGATTATCAATGTTGATTGTGGAGCTGGAGGAACTAGAACCTTTGGTTTCACGCCGTATCATAAAAACCCAAAACCGCCTATTTACTAGTATCTTTCGTTTTCGGGCATTCGGCGGAATGCCACGAAATGCCAAAAAGGACGCTTAAAATCGTGTACATTTCGTGTACGTACATGAAATGAAAAAACTAGAAATCATCGAACTTCGACATTTCCGACTTCTTCAATTCATCAACTATCTTGATGTAGGGTTTCATCGACTTGTAGTCGGCGTGCCCAGTCCAACGGATGATCACTTCGGCAGGGATGCCAAGGCGAAGCGCGTTGACAACGAATGTGCGCCTTCCGCAATGGGTGGACACCAACGCAAACTTCGGATAGGTCTCTTCAATGCGCTCGTTGCCCAGGAAATAAACAACCTTGGTCGGCGTGTCAATGCCGCAAACTTCGCAAAGTTCCTTCAAATACTCATTCATGCGCTGATTCGATATGACCGGGAAAACCTTGTCGCCCTTGTATTCCTTGCCCTTGTATTTGTCGAGGATGGCTTGTGAATGCTTGTTGAGTTCAATCCGGATTCCGTCAACGGTTTTCTTTGTCACGATGTCGATGAAGCCTTCCTTCACGTCTGCATGGGTGAGTTTGGCAACGTCAGAATACCGCAAACCGGTGAAGCAGCAGAAAAGAAACACATCGCGGACGCGCCCAAGGTATTGTTTGTTTGCCGTAGGCGCGTAATTTTGAAGCGTACGGAGTTCTTTTTGGTCTAGGTATATAATTTCATGTCCGTCACCATTTACGCCCTTCAGACGCGGTTTAAATGACTTGTGGGCGTGTCCGGAGTAGTAACCGTACATTTCAGCCCAACGCAAAAACCACTTCACGAACGAAATGTTCTTCGCAATCGTGGTGTTCCGCATCTTCTTCCGGTTGAGATATTCAAGATATTCGTTCATCTTGTCGTCGTCAATGGTATTGAAGGCAAGGTTGACATCGAAATCCTTCAAGCGCGCCTTCACCGCTTCAAACTTGGCAAAGGTGGCTTTCGTCCATTGGTTCTTGCGCCCGCAACTTTCCGTGAACTTGTCGAAGACTTCAAAGAGATCATCTTCGGGCGTTGGAACTTTGATGCGCGGTTTCCCCATCATGTCGCGGAATAAGTCTTTCAGTTCGCCGGTGGTGGGGATTCGCTTTTCAATCAGTTCATACCGGATGAAGATGTCTTCCATCGTGTGCGCGTAATCGTCAATGACGCGGTTCTTGGATTCCGCTTCGGTGTCGGTGGCATTCACCCGGTATGTTTCGCCGTTCCAGTCAGAGGGAAGGCAAAACGTACCGGTTGCGACATCTAGCGTGTTGTTGTTGTATGAAACGCGAAGGCGGATGGCAAGCGGCTTTTCCTTGCCGCCTTCATTGCCGGATGCCGCCTTGCGGTTGTGCAGGATGAAACGGATGCTTCTTTTGATGTGCATTGTTGCGTTTTATGTTTATTATTCAATTTCTCAATTTTCCGGCTTCTTCTTCCTTCTTCGGGTGGTTGGTTGAACGAACATCGAACCGCGCCCAAGAAGAAGCCAGTCGGAAGATACCCGGTATTCGCGGCAGAGGAAAGAAAGGGCTTCGATGTCGATGACCCGGTAACTTTGACCATTCGGGCGTTCTTCCAATGGCGCATCCAACGCCGAACGGATGTGCGAGTACTTCACGCGGTTCAATCCGGCGAGCTCGCAGAAGCCTTTCAAGCCGCCTTTGATTTCCCCGGACGAAAGCAGGATGTCAAGCACATCGAAGAAACGGCGTTGGATGGACAATAATTCATGCGTGATGACTTTCTTCATTCTTGCAGCCTTTTAAACTTGTTGGTAGTCACTTTCCATCTTGTCGAAGTCGCTTGCGGCTACCTTGCAAGTTTCTTCGCCCTTCAAGTATGCAAGTTCAAGCGCATCGAAAATCGCCGATGGCATGACGTTGTAGTACTTTGTGTTTCCGTAGTAGTCGGAAACGCGGATTTCTTTCATTTCAACTTTCTTTTCTTTTTTCTTTTCTTCCATGTTTTTACGTTGAATTTTTGATTTTTACGGTGAAAATTTCGATTTCTCGCGCACGCGTTTTGAGAGAGCTTTTTTTCTTTCTTTTATTTATTTTCTTTATAAAGGGGTTTGGGGGAAATTTTTCTTTTCTTTTTTTCGTTCTTTCTTTCAAAAATTGCAAGTGAATGCAATTGCATCGAAAAAAGCATGCAATTGCATCGTTTTTTGTATGCAATTGCATCATCGACCCTTTTTCGACCCCTTTTTCACTATTTCAAAGACATGCACATCAAC